GGGTCAGCTGGAGTTTCCGGGCATCACCATGAACGGTGGCACGTTCAATGGCGTGCCGGTGATCGTGTCTGACTACCTGCCGGTCACCAGCGACGGCGGCATCGTGGTGCTGGTCAACGCCTCCGACATCTGGCTGGCAGATGACGGCCAGGTCACGGTGGATGCCTCGCAGGAAGCGTCGCTGCAGATGCTGGACAACCCGACCAACAACTCGGCAAGCGGCACGCCGACCACCATGGTCTCGATGTTCCAGACCAACAGCACGGCCTTCCGCGCTGAGCGCTACATCAACTGGGCGCGTCGCCGCGCGTCCGGCGTGGCGTACCTGACCGGCGTGAGCTGGGGCGGCGCGTAATCCACTGCGATTGACGGCGGTGGGGGTTTCGGCCCCTGCCGCTTTCGCGCAATTACCTGACCAGGTGAGGACATCATGACCAAGGTCGAGATCGAGAAGCGGGGCAGGGTGGCGAAAGTCCACCCGCGAGTGGCCGACATGCTGGTGCAGCGCCATGGCTACCTGCGCCGCGACATGCAGGCGCAGCAGCCGGCCGGCCCGACGCCGGAAGAACTGGCAGCAGCAGAGCAGAAGGCTGCCGAAGCTAAGGCACAGAAGGCTGCCCTTGCCGCTGCGAAGAAGGCGGCGAAGAAAGCCGAAGCGCAGCAGAAGGCTGCCGAAGCCAAAGGCAACGACTGATGACCGGATTCTCGCCCCGCGAACTGGCCACTGCGATGGGCGTTCGCCAGCACGGCATCGACTACCTGCGGAGCCTGTCGCCCGTCGATGCTCGTCCGGGGCGAGAGGGCTGGCACTCGCTGACCATCCGTGAGCCGTTCTCTGGCGCATGGCAGCAGAACAAGGAAGAGCGGCACAGCACCATCCTTTGCTACCCAACCCTTTACGCCTGCCTCAACCGGATCGCCTCTGACATCGGCAAGCTGCCCTTCGTGCTGAAGTCTGAGGACGAGAACGGGATCTGGCGGCCCGAGAAGAACAACACGGCGTATTGGCCCGTCCTGCGCAAGCCGAACAACTACCAGATCGCGCAGCAGTTCCGCTCAGCCTGGATGCTGTCGAAGCTGATCCAGGGCAACACCTACGTGCTGAAAGGACGCGATGAACGCCGCGTCGTCAATCGGCTCTGGGTGCTGGATCCGTGCAGCGTGCAGCCGATGGTGTCCGACAGCGGCGAGGTCTTCTACCAGCTCAACTACAGCATCGGCGAGAACCTACTGCCGGCGAACTACCCCGGCACCAAACTGATCGTGCCGGCCACCGAGATCATTCACGACCGGATGAACTGCTTCCATCACCAGCTGATCGGCGTGCCCCCGCTGTGCGCGGCGCATTGGCCGGCCGTGAAGAACCTGAAGATCCTGAAGGACTCGACCACTTTCTTCTCCAACGGCGCCAATCCGGGCGGCATCCTGACGGCCCCGGCCGGCATGACGGAGGAAGACGCGAAGGGGGTGAAGGACTACTGGGACAGCAACTTCCATGGGTCCAACGCCGGCAAGGTGGCGGTTATCGGTGCGGACATGAAGTTCACCCCGTTCGCGTTCAAGGCCGCCGACTCGCAGCTGGTCGAGCAGATGCGGTATTCCGACGAGCAGGTATGCCAGCCGTTCGGCATCCCGCCGTTCAAGATCGGCATCGGCTCGATCCCTGCGGGAATGAAGGTCGACGACATCAATCAGCTGTACTACTCGGACGCTCTGCAGGCGCACATCGAGAGCATGGAAGAGCTTCTCGACGAAGGCCTCAGCATCTCCCGCCCGATGGGCGTGGAGCTGGATCTGGAGCCTCTGTTGCGGATGGACGTCGGAAAGCAGGCCGAGGTGATCACCAAGCTGACGGGCGGCCCTGTGCTCACGCCAAACGACGGCCGGCTCAGGATTGGCTATGGGCCACTGGAAGGCGGCGACACCGTCTACATGCAGCAGCAGGACTACCCGCTCGACCAGGTACGGCAAAACAAGATCACGGCCGAGCCCGATGCCGCACCGGCGGCACCTCCCGCCGAACCCGACGACACGCCACCTGACGACAGCGACGAACTGCGCGCGCTGCAGCAGGAGAATTTCATGATGAAGGCCCTTCACGCCGCGCGAGCCGAGGTATTCCGCAATGACTGACCCCATCGACTTCGGCAAGGAGATCGGCGGCCTGATCCGTGAGGCGATCGCGCCGGTGAAGCGGGAGCTGGAAGAGCTGCGCGAGCGCGGACCAGAGAAGGGCGATCCCGGCCAGGATGCGGAGCCGGTGGACGTGGATGCGCTGGCCGACCTGGTTGTGGCCAAGCTGCTGGAATCGCCCCGCCTGCTGACGCTGGTCGATGTGGCCACCGCCGAAGCTGTCTCAAAGCACTTCGAAGCCAACCCGGTGCAGCACGGCCGCGATGCTGATCCTGCGGTGATCGAGGCAACGGTGAAGGCCGCTGTCGAGGCACTGCCGGCGGCGAAGGACGGCCGCGACGCCGATCCGGTCACCGAGCAGCAGCTGGCCCAGGCGGTCGCCAAGCACCTGACCGACAACCCGCCGCAGGCTGGTGCAGATGGCGTTGGCCTGGCCGGCGCCATGATCGATCGTGCTGGGGAACTGGTGATCACCACAACGAAGGGCGAGGCGATCAGGCTGGGCAAGGTCGTCGGTGAGGATGGCCTCGACGGTCTCAGCTTCGAAACGGCCGCTGGCGAATACGACGCCGAGCGCGGCTTCGTGCTCACCTTGGGCACCGGCGACCGACGCAAGGAGTTCGTTCTGCCGTACATGGTGCACCGAGGATTCCATCGCGATGGCTTGGGCATGAAGGCGGGCCAGTCGGTGACGCACGACGGCGCGCTGTGGATTGCCAAGCGCGACAACGCTTCGCGGCCCTGCCTGGAGAACGCGGACGACTGGATCCTGGCGGCGCGCAAGGGGCGCGACGGCAAGGACGGCAAGAGCGTGCGCGTGCCGGCCGAGCCTGTGCAGCTGGGTGGCAGCCATGCGTGAGTTCGTCACCCAGGCCGACGCCCGCGAGCAGATGCGCATCGACAGCGACGCCGATGACCGCTGGCTGGCGATCTGGATCCCGGCGGTCTCCGCCTCGGTCGCCGCCTGGCTGAAGCAGGAGTGGCGCCTGTACGTGCTGCAGCGCGATTCGGATGGCGAGCTGGTGCTGGACAGCGCTGGCCGACCGGTGCCGGCCGAGGACAGCAACGGCGAGCCGATCTTGCAGCCTGCGGTGATCGCTGCCACCTTGCTGGAGCTGGCATCGCAGTACCGATTCCGGGAAGGCGAGGGCGACAACGTGGTGCCGGCTGATGCCGGACACGGCTACGTGCTTTCGAAGGCCGCCACCGCACAGCTGGCGCCGCTGCGCCGCACGACGGTGGCCTGATGAGCAACGTGGCGACCGGAACCCTGCGGCACCGCGTGCTGATCCAGCAGCAGGTGACCACCAGGGATAGCGATGGCGTCGAGCAGACGGCGTGGGTCGACGTGGCTACGGTGTGGGCCTCGGTAGAGCCGCTGTCTGCCCGCGAGTTCATCCAGTCCGGGCAGACGCAGGCTGCTATCACGGCGCGGATCACCATGCGCTACCGCGAGGGAATGCTGCCGACGATGCGACTGATCCACCGCGGCGAGATCTTCAACATTGCCGGCCTGCTGCCGGACAAGGCATCGGGCCTGGAATACATCACCATTCCCGTCTCGGCCGGGGTCAACGACGGCCAATGATCGAGATCGACCTTCTTGGACCAGGCCCGAGCGCATCGGCAAGCCTGGCCGAACGGCTGCGCGGCCGTCGGGTTGGCGTAGTTGGCAACGCATTCGAGCTGGCGCCTTGGGCTGAGTTCCTGGCCGCGAGCGACGTCCAGTGGTGGGACATGCACGCCGATGCGATGCGCTTTCAGGGGGCGCGATACACCGCCCATCGGAAGGCCGGCCTGCAGCAGCTGGTCGGTGCACGGACCAACTGGAACAGCGGCGTGCTCGGCCTAGCCGTTGCAGCATCGCTGGGCGCCACGCTGGTGCGCCTCCACGGGTTTGACCTGCACGGCTCCCACTTCTTCGGGCCGTATACCAACGGCCTGCGCAACACCGCGCCGGCCCGTCGACAGATCCATCAGCTGCAGTTCGCCCAGTGGGCGAGGCAGAACCCACACGTCCGGGTCGTGAACTGCACGCCCGGCTCAGCCCTCAGGTGCTTCGAATTCGATGAACAGATTGCCGCTTAACTCGGTGCGCGGTCGCATCCGCGCTTACATCGAGAGCCATGCCGGGGCCCTGGGCGATGACGTGCTGGAGGTCGGCAGCCGCATCCATGACCCAGCCGCGTGGTGGTGCACGAACCGCGATCTGGCAACTGGCCAGTGGACGGGCATCGACATGCAGGCAGGTGAGGGCGTCGACCAGGTGGCCGACATCCACGACCTGCCGGCCGAATGGTCTGGGCGCTTCAGCGGCATCGTGTGCTCGGAGGTGCTGGAGCACGTCGCCCGGCCATGGCTGGCCCTGCCGGAGCTTCGCCGGGTGCTGCAGCCGGGTGGCCTGCTGGTGATCACCACGCTGTTCGCCTTCCCGGAACACGGCTACCCCGACGACTACTTCCGGTACAGCCAGAGCGGGCTGCGGCTGCTGTTGGCCGATGCTGGGTTCAGGGACATCTCCACCGAGTACGCCGGCGAGGTGCCGATTGAACTGAACGACCACGGCGAGCGCGGCGTTGCTCGCCGTCGCCTGCCGATGCACACCTTCGCGGTGGCGCGATGCTGACGCTGCTGACGGCCACCGGTGCGCGGCCCGCTGCCTGGGCGCTGTGCGAGCGTTGGATGGCTCGACAGGACTACGCCGGCCCAGTGCGCTGGATCATCGTGGACGATGGCCCTGAGCCGCAGCCTGTGACCTTCCGCCGCGAGGGCTGGCAGCTGGTGCTGGTGCGCCCTTCGCCGCATTGGGCACCCGGCCAGAACACGCAGGCTCGCAACCTGCTGAAGGGGCTGGCCGCAGTCGATCCGGCTGACAACCTGGTGATCATCGAGGACGACGATTGGTATGCGCCGGACTGGCTGACCACGGTTGCCGCGGAGCTGCAGCACGCGGAGCTGGTCGGCGAGCAGCGCGCCCGGTACTACAACGTGCAGCAGCGTCGCGGCCGGCAGCTGGTGAACACCGGCCACGCCAGCCTGTGCAGCACGGCCATGCGCGGCTCGGCCTTGCAGGACTTCGCCGATGCCTGCCGATCGCGTCCGAAGTTCATCGACCTGGAACTGTGGCGCCGACCACGCGACCGGCGCCTGTTCGGCGGCCACCGCGTTGTCGGCATCAAGGGCCTGCCTGGTCGCGGCGGCATCGGTATGGGGCATGACGCCGGGTTCAAGGGTGAGCCGGATCCCACCGGTGCGCTGCTCCGGGACTGGATTGGGGAAGATTCCGAGGTATATCTGTGAAGGTCGAATTCAACATCACGGGCATCCCGGGCATCATCCGCACGCTGAGCAGCCTGCCGGCCGAGGTCGTCAGCAAGAAGGGCGGACCGGTGAAGCTGGCGCTGGCCAAAGGCGCACGCTTTCTGCGCGACAAGGAGCGCCAGAACCTGCAGGCAGTGTTGGAGCCAGGCGACGAGTCCACCGGCTTACTGGCCCAGAACATCATCGCCAGCCGCGGCAAAGCCCCCAGCGGCGGGAATGGCGAGCGCTACGTGGTTCGGATCAAACGCAAGATGTACCCCGGTCGCAAGGGTGAGCAGGTCAGCACCCTGAAGTCGGCCCAGCTGAAGGAGTACGGCTCCGTCCAGCAGCCGGCCAGGTCGTTTATCCGCCGCACCGTAAACCAGCACGGCGAAGAGACCATCAACGTGATCGTCAGCGACCTGTTGGCGCGTGTGGATCGCGTCATCGCGAAGCTGTCGCAGCAGAATCGGGGAGGCCGCTGATGTTCCCCAAGGTTTTCCGCACCATTCACACGACGACGGTGTCCGCCATTGTCGGTGATCGAATCGGCCGGCACGGCTTTGTCGCACAGACCGAGGAACGGCCATACATCACTTGGCAGATCGTCAGCGGCCAGCCCTACGACAACCTCAGCAGTGCGCCTAGTGGCGACTTCACCACGGTGCAGCTGGACTGCTACCACCCGACTGATGCCGGCGCCGAACAGCTGGCGCTGGCTGTGCGTGAGGCGCTGGACGCCGGCCTGATCTGTAACCGGGTCGTGCTGAACAGCCGCGATCCTGAAACCAAGCTCTACCGGGTCGGCATGGAGGCCGACTTCATCGACCAGCGCTGAGCCGCTGGCACCACCCCAACCAGCCGCCGTAAGGCGGTTTTTCTTTGACCAGAGGACTTTGCAATGACCGAGGGCGTCATCAAAACCCAGGGGTCCGAGCTCTTCACCGTGGACAAGCTGAGTTCCAGCGTCGCCTCGGTCCTGAAGTTCGAGTGCCCGACTGGCATCACCGGCCTGGGCGGCGCTGCCGACCAGATCGAATCTACCTGCCTGAGCACCGTCGGCGACAAGGAGTATGAAGGCGGCCTGGGCAACCCGGGCCAGGTCAGTGTGCCGTTCAACTTCATCCCGCGCAGCCAGTCGCACCAGATCCTCTTCGACCTGAAGGAATCGCGCGAGGTCGTGGACTGGTTGATCGGCTTGAGCGATGGCGTGGCCGCTCCGTCGCTTGATTCCAACGACGACCTGGTCGCGCCGGCATCGCCGCTGCGTACCTCGATCGGCTTCCGTGGCTACGTGGCGGATCTGAACATCGACATCGCCACGAACGAGATCGTGCGCGGCACGCTGACGATCCAGCGCAGCGGCAGCGTCACCCCCCACTGGAACGGGCCGTACTCGGCCTGACGGCACACACATAAACCTTCGGGGTGTCCGGCTCTGCGCGTCCAGCCGTCGCGTATCCGGCCCCCACCTTTTGAGAACGGCTGATGGACAAGAGCAAAATCCTGACGAGCAATGCCCCCGTCGCGCGCGAAGTGAAGTTCAGCGACGGCACCACCGAGACTGTGCACTTCCGCCAGGTCAGCGCCGGTCAGATGCGCCGCTGGCGCGCTGCTGAGGCCTCGGGCAACGACGACGAAACCTGCTTCGCGATGCAGCGCCTGATTGCAGCGAGCCTCTGCGACGCTAACGGGAAGCTGGTGCTGACTGAGGCGGAATCTCAGAACCTGACAGCGAACGGCCTGACCGATCTGTTCCCGCACGTGATGGCGGTGGCCGGCATCGGTGACGACGCAAAAAAGTCCTCGCCGAGCGTGGACGCGAATACTTCGCCTGCATCCTAGGCCTCGCGCTCGGCAAGACCCTGGGGGAGATCGACGATCTCCCCGAGCCAGAGTTTCAACGGTGGCTGGCCTTCTACCAGCTCTATCCCTTCGATGACCTTCACCGCTACCACCGGCCTGCGGCACTGATCGGTGCCAGCTTCGGCGGGTCGTACCAGAAGAACCTCGACTTCCTGCAGCCGACGCCGGTTGCCCATGAGTTCCCCGACGCTGACCTGCGCACCCTTGCAGCGTTCGGCTTGAAACCCCCGAGAGGCTGATCACATGGCAACTGCCGGCTCCATCGTCGTCGACCTGCTGATGAAGACAGGGTCGTTCGTCACGGACACCCAGCGCGCAGAGAAGTCCATGAAGTCCATGGAGCGCACTGCGGCAGGCGTCAGCAAGGGCATCGTCGCCGGCTTCACCGCGATTGGCAGCGTGATCGGCGGGGCAGTGGCGGCGTTCGCCAGCGTGGATGCCGCGATCACCGGCCTGAGCAATGCGATCAACGCGGCCGACCGTATCGATGAACTGTCGGCTCGCTTCAGTATCTCTACCGAGACACTGTCCGGTTGGGGCTACGCTGCGAAGATGACCGGCTCTGACCTGGAGGGCCTGGTCGGCATCATCCCCAAGTTCACGAAGAACATCGCCGACGCTTCGAAGGCCGGAAGCGAGGCGGACAAGACGTTCAAGGCGCTGGGGATCTCGGTCAAGGACCAGGCCGGAAACCTGCGCAGCTTCGAAGACCTGCTGCCCGAAGTGCAGACTCGCTTCGCCGGAATCAGTAACGAGACCACAAAAACTGCGCTGGCCATGCAGTTGTTCGGTAAGTCCGGCTCGGAATTCTTGGAGTTCCTGAGCCTCGGCGCCGACGGCATGCGGACCATGGAGGAACGGGCTCGCACCTTGGGGATCGTGATCGACTCGGACACTGCCGGGGCGGCGGCTGAGTTCAACGACCGCCTGGACGATCTCCGCGCGGCAACGCAGGGCTGGTTCACCCAGTTGGCCAGTGAGCTGCTGCCGACCCTGACGGACTTGACCACGCAGCTGGTGGACGTGGCCAAGGAGGGGGGCGGTGTACGCGACGTAGCGAGCGGCATCGCCACTGCCTTCCGCGAGATCGGCAAGGCGGCCGAGATCTTCGGCGTGGTGGAGAACTGGCTGGACCGCCTGCGCGGCGGCCTCGTCGCCGTCGAGAAGCAGGGCAATGCAGTCGTCAAGCTCGCCACGGGTCAATACAGCGGGCTCTTTGGCTCGCAGGGCGGAGGCTGGGGTGGCTTCGTCAAGGATTATCAGGCCGGGACCGCCTATGCCGACAACGGCTGGGCGGCATCCCAGGGCATGGGGTCTGCGATCCCCGACGGGGCCCGCAGCGGACCACGGGGCAGAAGCACCAGGTCGACCGCTGAAGAGGTACAGGCGGCGAAGGACCAGGCGGAGCAGCGGCAGAAGGCCGCCGAATGGGAAGCCAAGCTGCAGGCATCGTGGTCGGAAAGCGCGAAGAAGCAGAAGGCGGCAGCAACCGAGCAGGATAAGAGCGCGAAGAAGCTGCAGGACTCCTACAGGTCGACCAATGACCAGCTGGAGCGACAGATTGCTCTCTTCGACGACAGTTCGGAGCTCGGACGCGTCAACTACGAGATCCAGGCAGGTGGTCTGAAGGGAATCGACAGCGCCGCGCAGGCCGCGATTCGGTCCAGCGCTTCGCTGCTGGACATGCTGGGTAACATCGACGAAGCCGAGTCGATCATGGGCGAAAGCGCCCAGAAGTTCGCCGACGCCTTCGATGGCATGTTCGGCATCGACGACGACACCAGTTCATCGGTCGAGCAGACCTTCGGACAGTGGAGCACCTACGCGGATCAGGCCGCCCGCAACATGCAGGACGCCTTCGCTGATTTCCTTTTCGATCCGTTCTCCGAGGGCCTTGGCGGCATGGTGCAGAGTTTTGCCAAGACCCTGCAGAAGATGGCTGCGCAGGCTGCTGCATCTCAGGTCTTCAAGATGATTGGCAACTGGGCGAGCAACTACAGCGGTGCAGGCGCCGGCTGGATTAACGCCATTGGCGGTGCGATCAGCGGCTCGTCCGGAGGCCGGGCGGGCGGGGGTCCGGTCGCGGCCGGAAGCATGTACCGCGTGGGCGAGGGCGGTCGGCCCGAGCTGTTCGATCAGGGCGGTAAGACCTACCTGATTCCAGGCGATGCCGGGTCAGTCCGCCCAATCACCGCCGGGCTGCCGGCGTCGTCCGTTGGAGCTGGCGGGGGTATCAGCAATCACTTCGAAACCAACATCACCGTGTCAAGCGACGGCAGCAGCACGACCCAGCAGGGCGAAGGCAGCGAGGACGCACGCCGTATCCAGCAGTTCTTCACCCAGATGATCAACCAGTGGGCGGTGCAACAGTCCCGTCCTGGCGGACTCTTCCACCAGATGAGCGTGCGCAATGGCTGAGGTATTCACCTGGTGCGTGCGCACCGAGATCACCGGCACCGGCGATTTCCTGACCCGTGAGGCGCAGTTCGGCGACGGCTACCGCCAGACCGCAGCCGATGGCCTGAACAACGAGACCCAGCAGTGGCCAATCTCCATGGTTGGCCGCGAGTCGAAGGTCGGCCCGGCACTGGCCTTCCTGCGTGCGCGGAAAGGGGCGGTGTCCTTCCTGTGGACGCCACCGCTCGGCGCGCAGGGCCTGTACCTGTGCAAGACCTACACCATCACCCCGCATGGCAATGGCGTCTACACGCTCAATGCCACTTTCGAACAGACGTTCCAGCCGTAAGGGATCACCATGGCACGCCAAGTAATCGACACCACTACCGACCATGGAACCTACAAGGGCGACGCGGCGAAGGTCGCCTTCGAGAAGACCAACGCGAATTTCGCCGAGTTGTATGCCGCAACAGGTGGGCTGACGGCCATGGGCGGCCGGAACATGCTCATCAACTGCGGTATCCCGATCAACCAGCGCGGCTTCGCCGGCGGCGCCCTGGCTGCGGGGGTCTACGGCTACGACCGCTGGAAGGCCGGCACCGGTGGATGCAACGTGACCATCAACGCCACGACTGGTGTCTTCACCCATACGAGCGGGCCGCTGCAGCAGATCGTGGAAGCGCCGCCCCTGGCCTGGGGCCAGCCACTCACCATCAGCGTGGAGAACCCCTCCGGATCGATCGCCGTCAGCGTGGGTGGCGCCACCGCCACGATCACCGCAGGATCTGGCAGGAGGGGCGTCACGGTCACACCCAGTGGCAGCGGCAACATGACGGTGCAGCTGACAGCAACGGGCGTGACCTACAGCCGGCCGCAGCTGGAACGAGGAAGCGCGGCGACGCCGTTCGACTCCAGGTGGTACGCGCTGGAACTGATGCTGTGCCAGCGGTACTACGAGAAGAGCTACAACGACGCAGTGAAGCCCGGCACCGCTGGCGCGGGTGATGGCCGGTGCACGGTTCTGGTGACCGGGCTTCCGGCTACCGCACACATCTGGGGGCAGTCGGTCGACTTCCGGGTGTCGAAGAGAGCGAACCCATCGATCACCACCTATAGCCATGTGACCGGGGCCGCAGGCATGGCCCGCGACTCGTCGGTGAACGGTGACGTTCCCACGGCTATCAGCGCACCGGGTCAGGCTGGCTTCCTCTGGTACGCCAGCGCAGCCGGCAGTCCGGCCAGCGTCAATCTCGAATGCCATTGGGTAGCGGACGCGGAGCTTTGATCATGTACCAACTGACGAAAGAACCGAATCTGGTGAAGTGCTTGGAGACGGGCGCCAGCATCCCGGTTGACGCAGACACCTGGCAGGGGCGGAAGTACCAGGACTGGCTCGCCGCTGGGAACGCGCCAGAGCCGGTGCCGCCGCCGTATCAGCCCTACAGTCCTGAGCATTTCGCTGCCATCCGTGCGAGCGCATGGGCATGGATGACGGCGTGGGTTACTGACCGGCGGTATGACAGCATCGAGACCTGCGTGGGCTACTACAACAGCGCGGTCGACCGCTACCGGTTGGAGGCGCGCGCGATGGTTGCCTGGCGCGACCAGGTCAATCAGGCTCTGGAGCAGCTGGTGCTGGCACCGCCGGCGGGCGTGGTCACATGGGAAGAGGTTCAGTCCCTGCTGCCACAGCCGGAGACCTTCGATTGGCCAGACGAGGTTGATCTGCCGCTGAGCATCAAAGAGAAGGCGGTGCTGGAATGATCACGGCCGATGCGCAACAGCTGGAGCCCGGTGGCCGAGTTACCCTGTACGAGCTGGACGCGAGTAGCTTCGGCGCAGATCAGCTGTTCTTCCACCAGCACCTGCAGTCAGGGGTGATCTGGTGGCAGGGCCAGGAGTATGGGCCATGGCCGATTGAGGCGACCGGCTTTTCCCGCACCAGCGACCAGCCGCCGAACCCTCGGCTGAAGGTGAGCAACATCGATGGGCGCATCACCGCGCTGTGCCTGATGTTCGATGACCTGGTCGGCGCGCGCGTCATCCGCCGGCAGACGTTGGTGAAATACCTTGACGGGGCGAACTTCCCGCCGTTGAAGAACCGCCTGCCCAACAGCAGCTTCGAAGTGAGAACGTCGGACGCAGCAACTCCCACTGGTTGGACGCATGGAAGCAGTGTTCCCGGCGGGACGCGCGGCTATGTAGACTCGAGCTTGCCGAGCAGCACCAAGGCCGTGCGGCTATCTGGCTCCACGGCCGTCGCGAATCAGTACATGGAGTTGAGGACGCCTGATTCGACAGTTCCTGTAGAGCCCGACCAGCTGTTCACCGCGAGCGGCTACATGCGTGGAAATGCCGGTGTTGCCACAATCATCACCTGGTTCCTCGATGCGAACGGTTCCACCATAGGGGGCGCGCTGTCTTCGGCGTTTCCGGTAACTCCGACGTTCCAGCGTAATGTCGCCACTGCACGGAAAGCGCCGGCGAACGCTGCATTCGCGCGTGTCTATTACCGGGTCCAGACGGTGGCGCAGCGCAATAGGCTGAACAACGGCAGCCTTGAAATCCGAACGTCCGATACAGCTGCACCGACCGGATGGGTTCAGTTCGCGACCGTCCCTGGTGCAACGCGAAGCTATGTCGATTCCATCCTTCCGAACAGTGTGACAGCGTTCCGGATGGCCGGCACAGCCACCGCGGTCAGCCAGTACATGGAACTGCGTA